CTTAGGGTCTCAAAGACCCGCCCCTTTGCCTATTACTAGGCTACCAAGGTCGGAAAATTCCTCTCCTGGTCGTGTATATTGATGTCGTCCGGTACCGCTTTGTTCCCCGTATTACATACGGGTCCGTAGCGGATTCCTCACCCATTCTAGCATAAACGCTATAAGAAGAGATGAGGACGTCGGTTTGGTACGCCTTTTCATGATGATTAGACGTGCCTTTCCAACTCCGGAAATAGCCTCCCTCCCAGCCTGGCTCTTTTGGGCGTTTCAAGGTATAAGTGCCGATCAAATGACCGTCACCATACCCATCCGGCCCGAAGAGCCGAAACTCCTTCCTCGTACGTGAGTAAACGATCTTTGCTAAAGACCGTTCACCTTTCCGCAGGAAGTAGTTATGGGCTATAAAGAGAGACCTCTCGGAAACCTCTTTCTTGAGGTACCTAGGTCGGACATCAAAGCCGAACAGCCAATCTGCGCCGCAAGACTCCCGGAAGTTACCCGTGCTGAACGACTTTTCGGTATTAACCTCAAAGCCGCACCAGTTTAGGGTTTCGTAAAGGAGCGTTACAGCGCCTACAGGGATAATAATATCATCCCCGTAAACCGATATCGGCCAGGCCCTTATCAGGAGCCTGCCCTTGTCGAAGATTGGCCCACCTATAAGCCCCAGGTAATCACACACAGCAAGCGCTAGAGCATAAAAGATTATGCTTTCGAGCTCAAAAGTGTATGCGTTGCCCATTGACGAGAATTTCTCCAAGTCAATGACAACACCCTGGAACTCAACGCTTTCCGACCTAAACTGGTCCAACAATAAGAACCAGTCAATCGGGAGAAGCGACATAACCAAAGCGTAAGAGACAGTATCGCTAGCAGATGAAAGATCTACGGTGGCAAGACTGCCATCTATAGACCCAACTTCTGCAAGCTTCTGATTCACGCTCTGATCACGGAGGTTGACACCAAACAAACCGAGCCTTTTCTTCATGTAGCTACCAATCCCTTTTTGCCCTAAAGCATTAAGGGAAGGTTCTACACAGATGGTCCGATCCGTTTTCGATGTCTTCGGTACGAATCCAAGGCGAGCGGGGCGCACTACTACAGGAACTGTCCAGCCCTCTTCCGAGTGCTTGACGGCAACTGTATCGCACCACAGGGGAAACTCCGATAAGAAGTCACCCACCCCACTAACCAGGGACTCACTACACTGCATTGGCGCTGCTAGTTTCGTTCTGAAACTAGCTACACGCCCGACGACGTTAGTCGAAGCTCCAGGCCCGAAAAGAAATGGCATATCCTCGTACATGGGTACGGGACCAAGGATAGAAGCGATTATTCGTTGAGCGGTATACAATACACCGCCCACGTCCCATTTGGGACGCTCCGTCCATAATCTCGTATTCGTCTCGAGGCACTTCTTCTCCGCAGCTATGAACTTGGACACAGCTTCCTTTTTACGATCATACCCTAAGTCAAGGAAATCTTGTTTTTCAACAAGAGCCTTGATTTGTCGGGCATAAAGGTAATCATTCAGCTGAGCTTTGTCCATCGCAGAGCCGTCTAATTTAAATTCGACGACTTCACGATAGGCACCCGCAACAATCAGACCGTTAAGAGTCTGAGCGATTGGGCCGCCTAGCACTGCGCACTCTTCAGAGAGGTCCCGGATGAGGGAGAGGGTTTCCCCCCTCCCCCTTGATTCCTCGAACCGTTTCATAGCTTCTCCTTATAAAGCCATAAAAGAGGGTTGCGTCAAACTTTTTACCTTAGTTTGGCGCGAGCAAACTGACGAACGCTTGCGTAATCGGAAGCACGGAATTTTTCCATGCATCCGCTGCAGCATTGTTCGCCAGAGTACCGGTATTCGTGACGCTGGAAGCGCCTTGGAGAATACCGATAAGCATCCGCAGGGTGTTCGCCCTATCCGCGGTCGTCGACCGCGCAGGGGCAAACAGCGTGACAATACCAACCATGACGTAAGCCACGGAAGGCGGTGCCACGTAACCTGCAGATGTGCCAGAGGCGCCCAGGGTCTCCATGACGGGGACCTCGAGCTTCGCGGTGACCTTGTAGTCTCCCGACTTGACTCTCTCTTGCGAGAAAGTCAGTCTCGGTTGACCATCCACCGGCACGTTTGCCACAGCGGCCCGCCAAAGCGGGTTCGGTGTGTCCGTTACCGGGACAAGGGTGAACTCCGTCGGAGTTCCATCGTCTTTGACGAGAAGATTCGTCATTGCGCCCATTATAAAGGCTCCTTAGTTATTAAAACGCGGACGTCTCAGCTTGTTTCTCAAAAGACCTGGCAATGAGATCATCGATCTCACACCAGGAATATTGATACTTGAGCCAAGACGGTTTGACTAGCGTCGACTCAACCTTACGTGCCTTAGCGGCACTGCAAGTTACCATGTGGTACTGGGACGGGAACCGAACATAGGTAGTTGCCTTACGGCGATACCTACTAATCGACCCCATCTCGCCTTGGAGAATAACGTCTTCAACACCAGGGTAATACTTGGTGTCAGACAACTCCTTAAAGGCTCGTCTCACTAGGCGGTCAAGGAAGAAACGCTGGTCCCAACGGGTGATATACTCGGAAGGATTGGCATCATCTACCCAAGAGGTCACAAGCATAAAAAGCTCGGGACTCCGAAGGTAGAAATCGACCAAGGTCCGCCATGCGAAACGATTCATAGACATGGATACTTACTCCAAGTTGAGAATTAAAACGAAAGTCATTATCTCAGTCTCTGATGGATCAGAGCCACTGCATTCAACAACCGCCGGGGTGATAAAGCCCTGGGTAGGTTATTGAACCGCGGCAACGGTACGCTTAGAGAAGAAGACGGCGTCCTACTAAAGTAGAAGGCCGTGTCCTGCCGATCAGTGGGTTTCCACCCGGCAGCGATAGCAGGTGCCTTGAGAATAGGCACGGTGCCCTTCTGTCCAGCTCGTTCAATCGTTAGAAACCGCCCCTTAAGCTTAGGTATAATCGCCCAAGCCGAGAGGAAGGTACCAACTGGTATGAACCAGTCAATAACGAACGAGTAGGGTACGATTTCCCAAACTATTTGTTTGGGGTCTACCATTCCTAGTGATCGCGCAGTTGAGATATCCTCAACAAGCTCACAATTGAGCTTCTTAAGATAACTCGTCTTTACAATATAGGAGTAGTAAGTCGGCGTTATAGCCCCATCATACTTTCCAAGCAAACGGGAAGAGGCAGAAAAACGGAGTACCCTAGGTTTTGAAAGGCTTTCTAAAGCTTTAGAAGCTTCATAGGCCTGACTAACCAAAGGGAGCCACGCATACTGCATTTCCAACCATCTCCCGGATACATCTCTCGCATTCAAATGCGAGATATTTCTCCGGTTTATCCCTAGATGCCTAAACGCTATGGACACACGTCCATGCTTAAGTGCTACCAGGGCAGAGCCGAGAGACCGGAGATTGTCAAGGATCGATTTGTAGGTTTTACGACTTTCAGCAATATTAATGCCTAGGTCGAAGGAGTGCCCCCTGACTTGCTGCGCTAGCTTATCTAGCAAGCGCAGGTCGTCGTTGGTACCCCAGCCTACATTAGACTTGACGGAGAGCAAACCAGCATCGCTGACTTGCCCTTGACCATGCCCCATATATGGGGCACTTTGCTTCACCTTACGGTGATGCATGGTATAGCTGTTCCACTTGGTTCGGGTTCCCCCAATCCAAGGCTCGAACTTTCCATCACCACCGGTCCACGACTTTATAGCATACGTCGTGACACCGTTGATGTTGTTAAGCCCGACAGTCCAGCTACCGGTCGTCATAACAGCACCCAGAAGCCTTTCAGAAACTCAGGGAAGAACGGGATGAGTTCGGCATGTCCCGACAAGGAAGCGGCTGCGACGTAAAGAAACGTCACAACGACTAACTTGGCAAAAACACGCCTTTTCCGCTTACGCGGTCTCTTTTCCTGTTCCATCTGAGCCTCGTCTGGCAACTAGTTACTGTTATTTGCGCCAACTGGCGGCTCACTGACTAAGTGAGCGACGTG